ACACCAGAAGGTAAGAAATTACCATCGGTGACCACGGTGGTGGGTGCTCAAAAGAAACAGGCCATCATGGAGTGGCGTCAAAGAGTTGGTGAAGAAGTTGCTAACAAGATATCCAAACAAGCGACCACCCGTGGTACCAATATGCACAGCTTGTGTGAATACTATTTGAACAATGAACCTAAACCACCGGGCGTTGTGATGCCTGATGCCAAGGAAATGTTCATATCAATCAAACCATACCTAAACAAGATAAATAACATACACTATCAAGAGGTTGGCTTGTGGTCATCACAACTTGGTTTGGCTGGTCGTGTAGATTGTATTGGTGAATATGAAGGCAAGTTATCAGTCATTGATTTCAAGACTTCAAAGAAGGCCAAAGACAGAGAATCAATTTTAGATTACTTTTGGCAATGTACTGCATATGCACTGATGTATGAGGAATTGATTGGTCAACCTATTGATGAATTGGTAATCATCATGGCGGTGCAAGATTCAACACCATTAATTTTCAAAGAAAAAACACAGGATCACATTGAAGGACTTGTAAAAGCTATTGATTATTACCACAAAAACAGCTGATAGAATAAATAGATAATAAAAACAAGGAAAAGAAATGGCACTTAACAGCACTGGTGAAATTAGTTTAGGTGGTTCAACTGCCGCTACGTCAGTCAATTTAGAACTTAATAAACTAGCCACAGCCACTGTAAGTTTAAATGACGCTGATGTGCGGCAGCTTGCGGCTATCGTTTCAGGTGAAATAAGTATGGGTGCTTTACGAGGAAAAAGTTCCAATCCTAAGCCACTTCAAAAGGCTATTTTTGGTTTTGGTACAACTCAAACTAATGGAAAAGAAGATAATATTACCAATATAATAACAAATACTGGTGTTGTTGGAACAGACACCCGCAACGACAGCATTTTTGTTACTGGTACCACACTTACAGGTTTATATTATCAAATACGAGCAGCCGCTGGTTATGGTGGTGATAAAGCAATTTTTGCATTTGGATTTGATCGCTTTAATGGCGCAGTAAATTATCAAAACTTGGTGTCAAATACAGGTGTTGTTGCAAAGAGCACTACTAATATGGCGCCATCAAGCCGGGCCCAATTGGCAGCCGCAGGTTATGGTGGCGATAAAGCAATTTTTGGATTTGGCCAAGCAGGACCTTTTGAAAATGTCACAAACTTGGTATCAAATACAGGTGTTATGGCCAATAATCAAGCTGGTGTTGGTACCAAAAGAGCTGGTCTGGCCGCCGCCGGTTATGGTGGTGATAAAGCAATATTTGCTTATGGAAATGCTGGCAGTTATCCTGGTACTTCAGTAAAAAATTTGGTATCTAATACAGGTGCCGTTGCTGCAGACGCAACAGGAGTTGGTACTGCAAGAACAAATTTGGCGGCTGTTGGTTATGGTCTAGATAAAGCATTGTTTGCCTATGGCGCACAAAATCAAAATTACGTAGCAATGCAGTTAAGTAACTTAGTTACAAATACTGGTATTGTTGGTACTGATAACAGCATTGCTGGTCGTGGTAGAGAATTCTTAGCGGGTACTGGTTATGGCGGCGATAAAGGAATTTTTGGATATGGCAACGATTTTGGCTTCACAAAAGTAACAAACTTAGTATCAAATACAGGTGTTGTTGCTAGTGAACTAATTACTTCTGGTGTTGGAAGATATGGTGTATCCGGAGCTTGTTTTGGTTAATTTAATTGTTAAAAATTAAACTATGTGAATTAAATATATAAAGGAAAACTTATGCCGACAAAATTGAATACAGAATTTAACTATCGTTATCAAGTTATAGGTGAAACGGTCTGGGAAAAAATAAAAACATTAAAGGGTTTTTATGAAGGTAGAATTCGTGCAAGCCACGGTGAAAAAATTTCAGAAATGAGATACAAATCAAAATTAATGGAGTTGCAAAGTCTAAAGGATAACAATGCATTACCACATGTTATACTTAATATGGAAGCAGATATTTTAGAATTTCAGACCGGTTTACAAATTCAAATTGAAGCATTTGAATTGAACAAACAAGAAATTAAAATTTTAGAAAATTTATTGGCGGAATGTTATGAGATTGCTGAACCAACCAGAATGAAACATCCTGACGGCACACCATACACAGATGAAGAAATGTTTGAGGCCAATGCAGCGAATGAATTTACTGCAATGATTGGTAAAGAAATTTATGCGGAAGTTATTTCAACAGGTCAACCTTCTCCTGCAAAACTTCGTAATGCAATGTCAAACCCACATACATGGAAGGCTTTGCAACAAATTGGATTAATTCCAGAACAATCATTTATGCTTGTTGGTGGTAATGATCCACTTAAAATTGGATTTGAAAAAATAGTAACATCATCAAATACTAGCCAACTGATTAGTGAATGATGGACTTACTGTGTGGTCATCATGCCAAAGATATAAGTATTTGTAATTGGGTTATTTCCAATTATGATGGTGAAACCGACAATATTACGGTTAAACTTTGGGTTGAAGCTTGTAAAGAATACCTAAAACAGGTTGACACAGATGCAAATTAATTGTATAATAGAAGTTATTGCTGTATGAAGCAAAGAGAAAAGTGTTCTGGACGGGGGTGCGAATCCCCCCAGGTCCACCATAAACATAATGTCTACTGGTGAATGAGATAACAATGCTCATAATAAAAGTCCAAACAGTATGTTTATGATGGGCCTGCATAGTTTCGACAGGGCAAAGAGTAACAGAGTGGACAGCACGGTAGGCGATGACCGTTAATCAAGCAAAAAAAGTATCCGCAAACGACTCACGTTTCGAATTGGCTGCCTAAACGCAGACTAGGGTTTCGGTTGGTGCACCTCGTAACAGAAGCACCAACCAATATGTTCAACAACAAGGAGTTTTATTTTGAAGAAAATTGCAATCGCAAGTTTAATTGCTGTCGCCGCAGCCGCACAGGCCGGTGGTTTTGTTTCGTATGGTGTAGACCAAGTTACTGATCGTGTAACCAACCAACAAAGTATCGCACAATATGTTCGTGCTGGTACCTCATTGGGTGGTTTCAATCTTGGACTACAAAATCGTAATGCTCGTACCAATGACAACCTTTCTATGTACAATAGCTTGGAACTTACCGCAGGTAAGACAGTTTTCGGTATCAACCCATTCGTTGGTGTTGGTTTTGATAATGGCGGCAACGGTGATAAGCCATATGAGTATGGTCTAGTTGGCGCAAACGCTGGAGTTAAAGTTGGTCCTGGTTATGCCATGGCTGGTGCTAAGACCCGTGTAAACTGGAACAGCGCAAATCCAAAACAATCTGTAGTGTTTGTTAGCTACGACATGCCAGTTATCAGCAAAGTATCTGTTGGTTTGGGTGTTAGCCAAAGTTATCAAGACATTCAAGACCGTGCAGTTGGGCTTACAGTTTCCGTAGGATTCTAAATAGTCAATGGGTTATGGGTTCCCAATAAAAACCCCACACTTCACACACAGGAGAAAAACATGTCAATGACACCCTTTGAAATTCGTCTTGAGCTTTTAAAAATGGCTAGAGATATGATATATGATGAGTATAACGCACAAAGAGATAAAATTTCGCAAGAATGGAACACTCAATGTGACGCAGCAAAAGCCAAAGGTGAACCGCCACCTCTACATCCGGCTTTACCACAAACTCCCTCAGAGATAGAAATTATCAGCAAGGCTCAAACCTTGAATGGTTTCGTATCTAACATTCCTGTGGAACTTCCAAAAGTTACCAAGAAATCGGCCTGAGGGTTGGGGGTATAACCCCTAACACACACAAGGAGAACAAATGAAGTTGTCAAAAACTTTATTGATTGTATTTACCTCGTTATGTATACCCATTTCTGCCAAGCAATATGAACCTTCAGTTAAGGAACAAGTTGGCGCAGACATTAATAAACAGGTTCTTTGTATTGCAAAAAACATTTACTACGAAGCAGCAAAAGAATCACATGAAGGAAAATTGGCCGTTGCACAGGTCACCATCAATCGTGCAAACAGCAAGAGATATCCATCTGATTTTTGCGGTGTTGTTTACCAGAAAACTGGTACAACCTGCCAATTCTCATGGACTTGCGAGAATGTTAATCCAGTTAAAGATTCATATGCGTGGGAAGAATGTCTATACATTGCTAAAAGGGCATTAACGGAATCGGTACTACACCGAGAGCTTGCCAAAACTAAGGCAATGTTCTACCATGCGGTCTATGTTAACCCCGGTTGGACCAATATCAGAGTGGTTAAGAAGATTGGCAACCACATTTTTTATACTAAAGGATAATCGTGCCTACGAAAACAGAAATTAATGATTTTAGTGAAATGATTTCCAAGTTGTCATACACCTTGGGAAGCACACATATGGATGCTATCATTCACCATTGTGAACAGACAGGTATGGAGGTCGATGTTGCATCATTATTGGTCTCCAATGCTTTGAAGGCCAAGATTCGTGAAGAAGCCCAAGAATTAAACCTATTGAAAAGAAGTGCATCTTTGCCGTTATGATTGAACTAATTGAAGTTAATACCGCCGAACAAAAAAGTTTGGTGAAAAATATTATTGAAAATAACCATTCTTATGTTCCAACAAATTCCTCTGTTGGTCGTAGAATTGATTGGTTAATTTTTGAACACAAAGATGATTCTTTACCGGAATGTATCGGTATGATTGGTATTGGTTCATCAGTTTATCCACCACCAAAAGATATACTAAGATTCCTTGGTGTATCTAAAGAAGAATATAAAAATAAATTCAACACGATTGCAAATAATTGGCGTTTTTGTTTTAGTAAATCCGTTAAAAATGCTGGCACACAAGTATTAAAACAATTGAGACTAAAATCTCGTGAAGCATGGAAAAGAAAATACGGTGATGATTTAACACACATCATCACCTTTGTTGGTGCCGGTAAAAATGGTGCAGTCTATCTCGCCGACAATTGGAAAAAGATAGGTGAAACTGCTGGATTACCATCACACAAATCGTCTTCCATGAAATGGAATAATAGTACTGAATTGAAAGAACTTTTTGTTAAACCCACAGGTGAAAACAAAAAAATTATTTTTATTAAACCAATCTAAAGGTGTGTTATGCCAAGTAAGGAATATTATGAAGGCCGTGATATGGAGAAAAACAAATTTCTCCACGAACATTTAATCAATTTCTTTAAATTTGATAAAATAGATTCTGATGGATCAACACAAACAAAAACAGATGTTATTGGTATAAAAAATGGCCAAAAAATTTGTCTGTCGGTTAAAAATGCATCAGGTAAAAACACGCAAGTGCATCTAACAACTTTAAAAAAATTAACCTCTGATTTGAATATTCCAAATAATATTGTTTCTAAATTAATTCTTTGGTTTGGAACAAATGATATGAATGAATTTGAATTATTGTCAAGTGGTAAAAAACTATCCAAGTATGAGATAGGTCATTCCCGATTGACTAGTAATAACATCAAAGATTGGGACAAAGTTCCAGAGTGGTTTAATGCAAACAATCGTAAAATTGCAAGCCTGTTGATACAAAGTTTAAATAACGGAGAAAAATCAAAATTCTTGGTTTGGAATAATAAAGTCAAAAAATCTTTACAAATAGTTGATATAACAAAATTGATTGATTTTATCGAAAAAGAATGTATTTGGATTACCATGCCTAGTGGAACTATCTTAAGATGCATTACACCAAATAACAAAGCTATCCTTTGGTTACAAATGAAAGGTAATCATACAGATGAAGGTTATAATCGTTGCCCACAATTTCATTTGGTTGAAAATTGGCCAGAAGAAATTATATTAAGTAAACAAATTGTCGCACTATGATTTTTTCGCTTGAAGAAGGTTCTGGATTCTCAGCCTTTGCTTTATATAATGCCATTAAACTTCATTTTACTACTGATAGCTACGATTATTTTAAGTATCACGGTAAGACCAACGTTACCAGAGATAACTTCGCCGTCAGGAAAGATAAGTACACATTCTACAAGTTATCCCGTAAATACAAACTGAATGACTTGAAGAACTTTTATGTGTCTAATTTCCTTGTTACCGAATCTAACTGGATTGGTGAGATTGCCAATCTGGAAGGTGAAGAAACATACAAACAATGGCAAAAAAGAAATCAGAGCTTGACTTATCGCTTCGAACAAGATATAATAGGTCTTCTCAACGCAACACAAACACCAAATGAAATGTTGGTGGTAGAAGATGGTCAGTATCCGTTACTCTTAAAAGAGTTGACTTACAACACCATAAATTTTGAAACGGTGTGTATACTTAATAACATTATGAATTTCTTGCCTATGTGGTCCAAAAAAATAACAGATGATGTTGTTTGGCCATCATGGAAAAGAAGAATTGAAAAGTACACACCGTTCATTGAATTTGACAAAGACAAATTGAAATTGATTTTGAAAGAAAGTTTGAAAGAACATGTTTCTGTTTAAGAAAGAAAAGATAGTATTGACAGCATATACGGATGATCCAACATTGTTGGAGATGTTTCCGGTTGTGGAAGCCAATAAAAACTATCCACCATATTACAAAACATTGGAATC